ATAAGGCTCCCATTCGTGAGCTAGGACGATAATTTTGCGAATGCCCATCAGATAAAGCTGAAAGACTGACGCAGAGAATGGGTATCGTGTGGAGTAAATAACTGCTCCAGTGATAGGTGTGCCGCGTTTACAGGCAGTGGCTATAGCGTATGTAATGCAGTCCAGCTCTACTTTGCAGTCAGCCAGAATACTTCTGCCATCACCGCAAATCTCTCGATCACGGATAATTACACATCCGCCAGGAGCAATTGGGTGTGTACTGCCTGTAGATACTTGCTTAGCAAGATCCATAAAGTATTTATCCTTGTTTTTGATAAATGTTGGGTCTGACTTTGGTGCAGGCATATCTCACATATTGAGTCGGTTGTTTCTATATTAGATAAGTGAATTAATAAATGAGACATATGAATTACGACAGGTTCAAAAAAGAATATGACGAATTCGAAGAATATAATATGAATCGTATGCCATATGAATCAATAAACAAAAAATCCTTGGCCTGGCTGGATGTTCGTGATAAGTATGGCAAGCAAGATATGGTCAATAGTCCAGCGCATTACACACGAGGCAGTCAAGAAGTCATTGACATTATTGAGCAAGCCATTGCTGATGCACCTAGCAACGCAGAAGGATATCTACAAGGCCAAGCTTTGAAGTATCTTTTGCGTGTATGGCTTAAGGACAACCCTAAGCAAGACTGTGAGAAAGCGGTTTGGTATCTAAATCGTCTTATCGATAAACTCGACTAACAAATGGCCGGCGTTAGCCGGCTAACATCGTTGAAAGTAAAGGTCACCGTCTGCATGTGAGAGAGATTCGAACTCTTGAATATGTGGGCGGATTTTTTCTAACACAGTTTTAGTGTCTATAGAGGCGTGTTTGAACGTGCATGCATAACCTTCTGCAAAGGGAAGGTGCTGATGCACTGGGATGTACCACATCAAAGGAATTAAGCAGTCCCAAGGTTCTAATCCTTGTGATGCCCAGCAATTAAGCTCTTCAAGTCGAGCTGCAGTCTTGATGATATGAGCTTCATGCGCTTCAGTTTCAGGTAGAAATAGTTCATTGTATGGGGATATAAGAGCATGCTTCCACATGATTGTCCCGTCTCTATGAATTAAACGAGAGGGATGCACTTGGTTCCCTGAAGGTAAGGTCAAAAAGGACGCAGTCGAAAGATGCTTAACCATCAGACATTACCTTTGCGTTCTTCGTAATATTCGAGATCTCTTTGCCAGGAATCACCAGTGAACTCATTTAATACTACTCTTCCGATGTCCCGGAAAGTATTATAAAAAAGTGAAACCTTATCCACTGATGTAATCGTTACATCGACAGGAGGTCCGTAAACAATCAAGTTCCATGTTGACGGGCATACAGGCTCAAAGCCTTTTGCCGTTGCTCGCAGCTGCTTGACACGTTTAAATGGAATGCAGAAGGGATAGTCAAGCAGTGCAGGAGCGCCTCGTAATATTTCAGATGCATTAGTAAAGAACACAAAGCTATTAATGTGATGATTGCGGTACTCATTAATGGTTTTGTTTAGCCATATCCTTGTAGTCCGTACAGCACCTTTAGGAGCTACAAAGACGTTGCCATGCCAATGTTCTTGCAATGGATTAGCTTCGACAGATGGAACTGACGTAGCGTCTACAAGCACTTGCTGTACAGGATCAGAAGTAGGATCAAAGTCAATTGATCCCATCACTGATCGTGCTCGCTCAATAATTTGAGGTGTTGGGTATAGAGGCAGTTTTAATCCAGAAGCTTTTAGCTTATCCGCTAAATTCTGCTGTGATCGCTCGGAGGCTTTCTTGGCCCCCTCCTGCTTCGAGACTAAATGTTCTTGTTCCAGCATCACTGATCAATGTAATTAATACGTTTTTAGACCAGTCATTCTCATCAATTTCTTCAATCAGCGAACGAAGAAACTCCACGATTTCTGAATCCTCTTCGCGTTCAGCGGAGACTAAATCAGATTCAACATCATGCCCAGACATGTATGTTGTGGAGTCGTTAACTAGATTAATAACTAAGGAGCCTGCGCCTTTGGCTTGAACTCCATTCATTGCGACGTTAATTAAGTCTGTAAGAATAAGCTCAGCAGTAGCGGCTAAAAACTTTTGCTCGTTATCTTTTTCTTCACCGAATTTATCGGATTGTAAAAGTTGCTGAAGTAAATCTGTACGTCTAGACATAATTGAATGACTCTTTGTTTAGGATAAGTAATTTAAAATTCTTCTGTGGGGTTTTCATCGTTCTCCTCGTTATCAGTTGGAGCACGAAACAATCCAGGGTTAGAAGGTTCAGTTTGTGAGATATGTTTGCCAGCTAAAATGTCGGTCATTACAGCTTCGAACCTATCTACATACTGCGTATTTGGATCTAGTAAAAGCGCTGCTCTTGCTTCGATCTCTGCCGTATCGTCTTTCTTTTGTTCTTCTTTAATTGCTTCTTCAATTACATACTCAGCAACTTGTTGCCGCAACGTATGTAACTGGCAAGCAAGTTCAAATGAATCGACGTAGCTGTCTTGGTCTACAAACACTCCAACATGTTGCGGTATCAAATGAAATGGATTACAGCAATACTTTTCACCACATGTTGTTTTGACACCTGTAAACCCTAAGTCTCCCCATGTGAACCACATTGCTACACGCTGTGGATGATGTTGAGTAGAAGTAGAGATACCAGGTCTACGCCAAGCAAACTGCGGTTGCTTAGTTCTAGGGTTAACTACTCCATTCCACATCCAGCACTCATCAGGCTGTCCAATATCTACTTGTGACCAGAACTTAAGTGCTTTGCTTCTATACTTTTTAAGAAGGCGATCAATGTCAAAGGAAAGCATTCCTTCTCTTGCTGATGCTACGCAACGTACACAGGCTTGATGACTGTCATAACGCATTGAATGTGAACTAAATCGTCCAAGCGAATGACCGCTATAGATACATAGTTCACCTTCTTCTGCAGTGTTAGATAGCTGCATATGGCGTCTACCGTATGCATGCCCTCCTACACGTTTATTAGGCTTTGCTTCGGCCATACTATATCTTCGAAGGTGAATTAACAAACGTACCACCCAATGCAGGGTATTGATCTTCTTCAGGCAATGCTGTCAGCTGATGATTGATCATGTATTCATAACGTGTGCTATTTTCATACTTTATACGAACTAGTTTAGCGTTGGGGGTGTAATACTCAGGCTTGCCTACTACAAGCGCTGTCATATCATTAGAAGACACGCGAACCCGCAACCCAATTTGGATATCAGATGATTTCATTTTAAAAGAATATATAGTGTTTAAAAGTCGTTGAGAATATGGTCGTCAGTCAATGGATCGTCAGTAGGACGAATCCATAGTCGAACTGATTTGACCTTATTAGTAACTGGATCTTTGCGTGAAGTGTTTAATCGTCTCCAGCCAAGTGTTTGTAAAACATCAGCTACTCGACGAGATTCACGTCGTCCTTGTTGTCTTGGGTCAAGGTCAAGTGCTTTGGTAAGAACCTCAGCAGCTGAAACCTCTTCCTTCAGACTGACGTAATGACTAATCTTCTCCATCCATGGGTCTGGATCACCAAACTCTTGAATGTACTCAGCGATCTGAGCGATCTCACCGCTATTGAATTCATATGAATTGCCTTCACGATAAGCTTGAACAGCTGATGCCCAAAGGGAATCACGCTCTTCACTAATCTGCTTCCAAGGAATTAAGAAGCCGCTGCCGATCTCAAGAGGTACAAAGCGTCGATTGCCTGTACTATCAACGAGAAACTGGTTACGATTAGTCGTGCCAATCATAACAAAGCGACGAAGAAGTCGCTCAGGAAGACTAGCATATGGTCTTCTTACTTCATCACAACGTGTTGTAATTAAGTTCTTGAAGTTCTCGATGTTGCGTGATTGGAAGAAGTGGTCAATCTCAGGTAGCTCTAGCAACCAAGCAACGTGCAGCCTGTACTGCTCCTTCATTAATGTCTCTAATGGGGTAGAGACTTCAGCAAAGAGCTTTTCAGGAACAAGGCTACGGCTAAACATTGACTTACCTACACCTTGAGCACCAACTAAGATTGGAAGCCAGGACATAGAGCAGCCAGGGTTATAAGCACGAGCTACTGCACCAATCATCATGCGCTGCATGGCAAGAGTTGCTAGATGATTTTTGTTGCCTAAGAACACTTCACCAATACGATCCCAATCTTTATGTGGGATGGCGTGAGCGGAGCAAGAATCCAAGTAACGTCTAATAGGGCAGTACCTGTTCTTACCAGCTGCG